GCTGGAGTTATTTTAGAACAAGGTGCAGCAGTTGCAAAAATTGCGATTGGAGCTTCTAAAAACTTTGTAGAAAATGGAGGTGTTGTAAGTCCAAAGGCTTGGATTGGTTTGGCTGGTGATGTTGCTGCAGGAATTGCTGCGGTAAGTGCTGGAGTTAAAGGAGTTCAAGATATAAATGCTGGAGTTGCAAGTGGTTCCCAAATGTCATTCGGTAATGCTCAAATGACATCATCATATTCTAAAAGTCCAGTATTCAATGTTGTTGGTACAAGTTCAATAAATCAAGTTGCTCAAGCGATTGGACAACAAAATCAACAACCAGTCAAAGCCTATGTTGTTTCGGGTGAAATTTCCAACGCACAATCTTTGGAACGCAATAGAATAAGTTCAGCAACTTTAGGTTAATGAAAATACAACAAAACGAAAATTAAATGTTTAATGGATATGAAAATTATTGAATTAGTAATTGAAAACGATGCAGATGGAATTGAAGCTATTTCATTGGTTGAAAAACCAGCGATTGAAAGCAATTTTATTACATTGGCTAAGGAATATGAAATGAATTTGGCAGAGGTTGACACCGAAAAAAAGGTGTTAATGGGTCCAGCTTTAATTCCAAATAAAATGATTTTCAGAAAAGAGGGAGATTTAAAATTTCAAGTTTTCTTTTCGGAAGCAACGGTTGAGCAAGCGAGCCAAATGTATTTAAAAGCTGGCAATCAATCAAATGCAACATTACATCATAAAACCAAAATTGATGGAATGTCATTGGTTGAATCGTGGATTATAACGAATCCTGAAATGGACAAATCAAAAGCATACGGATTTGATTTACCAAAAGGTACTTGGATGGTATCAATGAAAGCTGATAACGAGGAAATGTGGCAAAAAGCAAAAAGTGGAGAGGTTAAAGGATTTTCGATTGAAGGTTATTTTGCTGACAAATTAAGTTTACAAATGTTACCTGATATTAGCGATGAAGATTTGGTTGAACACATATTAAATATTTTAGAAGATGGCGAAAAATAGTTTTACAAGTCCAAAAGGTGGCAAACGTGGATGTATTTGTCCCGATGGAACATATTCGGTTGAATGTTGCGATGGTGAATTAATTTCACAAGGTGTAGGTGCATTGGTTAGTCAAGGAATTTCAAGTGTTACAAATGTAAATGAATCAAGAGTTATTACAAACGTATCAAATTAAAAATATGCAAACAGAAAGAAAAGTATTTGAAAAATTATTCACTACAGACAAAGTAGAATTAGAATCACAAAGATATGAATTTTCTATTTTAGATGATTTAAAAACAGAATGGAAACAAAAACAATTATCTGGAGATTCCGACATTTTAACAAATTTGAGGAATAAATATAAAACTGGTCAAGTTGATATTGGAACAATCATTAATAAATTAAAACCAATAGAAGATGCAGCAAAAGTTTTAGGAGATAATGCAATGATTTCTGATATTTCTAAATTTAAAATGAATTTAGAAATGCAAGGCAAAAGATATGCTAAAATGGAATCAATATTAAATCAAGCATCAAAATCTTAATTAAATAAATATGGAATACAAGAGCAAAAAAAATCGTGTTAAATCTGCTTTAGGTTTTCAAGTTAATTTGGCTCAAATGAAGTTAGAAGATGGAATTACCATCATTGAAGCTGAATCATTTGAACCTGAATTTTCTGTGGGAATCGTAACTGCGGATGGAGTTGTACCGATGCCAGTTGGCGAGTACAAATTGGAAGATGGTAAGGTTTTGGTTGTTGCGGTTGAAGGAATCATTGCTGAAGTAAAGGATGCAATGCCTGAAGAAGCACCTACTGAAGCACCTGAAGTTGAAGTTGAGGTTGAAGCACAATCAACACCACAACCACAAGCAAAACGCATTGTTGAATCAGTTAGCAAAGAAACATTCTTTGCAGAAATTGAGAAATTGAGAACTGAATTATCTTTACAAATCAATGAAGTAAAAGCAGAAAACGAATCGTTAAAAGCTGAAAAACTTGCATTAGAAGTAAAGCTAAATTCACAAGAAGAAGGAGCAGAACCAATAGTTTCGAATCCTGAATCTGAAAAGAAAAGTGAAGGTTTTGTTTATGGTCAGTCAAGACCCGACAATATCCAAGATAGTGTATTTACTAAAATATTTTCATAATAAAATTTAATTTAAAAAAATGGCGACTACGACAAGTATTACGACTTCTTATGCTGGCGAATATGCAAATAAAATAATCGCAGCCGCTTTATTGTCTTCTCCTACTATCGACAGAGGTGGTATTGAAGTAAAACCAAATGTACGTTACAAGCAAGTTATCAAGCGATTAGCTACTGATTCAATCTTGAAAGATGCAACTTGTGATTTTGATGCAACATCAACAATCACTTTGACAGAAAAAATCTTACAACCTGAAGAATTACAAGTTAATTTACAATTGTGCAAAAAAGATTTTGCATCTGATTGGTTGGCGGTTGAGCAAGGATATTCTGCGTTCAAAGTATTACCTAAATCTTTCCAAGATTTCTTAGTGGCTCACGTTGCTTCTAAAGTGGCTGCAAAAAATGAGACTAACATTTGGGAAGGTGTAACTGCAAATGCTGGAGAATACAATGGCTTGACTACTTTATTGGCTTTAGATGCTTCATTGCCATCAGGTCAAGAAGTTGCTGGAACAACCGTTACTGCATCAAACGTTATCACAGAATTGGGTAAAATTGCTGATGCAATTCCATCTGCTTTGTACACAAAAGATGATTTATACATTTATGTTTCTCAATCAATTGCTCGTTCATATATTCGTGCTTTGGGTGGATTTGGTGCATCAGGTTTAGGTGCTTCGGGTACTAATGCAATGGGAACTCAATGGTACAATAATGGTTCATTAACATTTGATGGTATCAAATTATTTGTTGCTGATGGTTTGGCTTCTACTAAGGCAATCGCTTCTCAAAAATCTAACTTATTCTTTGGTACTGGATTAATTTCTGACCTTACTGAAGTACAAGTTATAGACATGCAACCTATCGACGGTTCGCAGAACGTGAGGGTGGTAATGAGAATGACGGCTGGTGTTCAATACGGATTTGCATCTGATATTGTTACTTACGGAATCACAAATTCTGCAAATTAATTTTAAGGCGGGGTATTAATTTATCCCGCTTATTTTTCAATCTTTAAAATCAACAAAATATGGCTTGCGATATTAGTTTAGGTCGATTAGAACCTTGCAAAACGAGTGTTGGTGGATTGAGAGCGGTGTATATTATGAATGAGGGAGATGCAACAACGGTAACTTATGATGCAACCGATACGGATGCAATCACTGCAATCGCTGGAACTCCATCAGGATATAAATATGATTTGAAAGGTGCGAGTTCATTTGAACAAACAATAAATTCAAGTCGTGAGAATGGCACTACTTTTTTTACACAAACTTTAAATTTAACTTTAAAGGGTATTACTGCAAAAGATTTAAAACAAATCAAGTTGTTAGCTTATGGCAGACCACAAGTAATTGTAGAAGATAACAATGGCAAATTCTTTTATGCTGGATTAAAAAACGGGATGGAAGTAACGGGCGGAACTATTGTTACGGGAACTGCAATGGGTGACCTTAGCGGATTTACTTTGACTTTAGTTGGTGAAGAACCAGTACCAGCAAATTTAATCATTACATCATTAACAACTGCTGGTGTTACCGTGGTTTCAGGAACGTAATTTTAGTTTTTTATTTTGAGTTAAAAGGTTGGGCAATTGTTCAACCTTTTTTCATTTGAAACAAAATCGTTTTTTTGCGTTTATACATTATGATTCTACTAAAAGAACAAACAACGGAACAAACAATTAAATTCATTCCAACAAGGAATCGAGTTCCGAATGAATTGTATTTAAGAAATGAAACAACCAATGTTTTGACAAATCAGTATATTGATTGTACAAGTGAATCATTTTATAAAAAGTTTAATGAAATTTTGACTTTGAAGGAAGGTCATTTTTATACTTTGACAATTAAAGAAAATCAAAAGAAAAAAGAAATAGATAATTTTGGTTCAAGAGTTGTTGCTGATGGTGGGGATTATGAAAGTGAAAGTTGTTTATATGCTTTTTTAGATTTATTTGATTTTAATACAATTTTAGTGCATAATGACAAGGTTTTTGTAACGAATCAGGAAATTGATTCATTTACTATTAATAAAAACGAATACGTTCAAAATTCGCAGAATATAATTATTTATGAATAAGAAACAACAAAATAGCGGTATTCATTTTGTGCAATTAGAAGCATATTCAGCACCTAAAACGATTGAATCAAATCGTAA